CTAAGAGTGTATCATAGAATTTCTTATTATCTTATGAAGTATTCTAGATTTTTCTTTACTACCCAAAGTTTTATTGAAATAAATTATTGTATATCCCTTATATTTTGTAATGTAATATTTAAAATTATAATCACATAATTTTACTATGTATTTTTTGTTTTTATATATAAATCCCCTCATAAATTTCCCTCCAACTCTACTTTAAATGCAATATAATTATACCTCGTGAAAGTATTCCTGACAGGAATATTTCGACATAGTCCTTTTGAGGCACAATTTATATGTTTTATTTTGTCATAATTTGTGTAAAAATCCAATTGATAAAACAATTCGAGGTATGATAATGTTAAAAAATGCAAGAAAATCAAAAAGAATGTCGCAAAAATATCTTGCTAAAAGGTTAAGAATAACACAATCTTATCTTAGTAAGCTTGAGAATAAAAAAAAATATAATAAGAATGTAACTATATATTTGGTTGAACGAATAGCTGAAGAGCTAGATTTAGATAGTACAGATGTTTTTTTCTACTTCTGTCGCAGAAGTTAAACTTTACTTTTAATATTTTAAATAAATAATAACTTTGCGTTAGAATCTGCAAACTAATCTTAGCTCAAATGTAGGCATAGCATAGGGAAGAAAAAGTTTACTAGAGGTTTCCATTAGAATAAACCTTAACCATTTTGTACAAAAAAGTATTAAAAAGGAGCTAGATAGATTATATAATTAAAAAGATCGAAGGAAGATTTAAAAATTAGAATGATACGAATGACTTTAAGTATATAATTAAACTTGTGGTAATAAATATAAGTCCTTAAGATCTATAGATGTGAATAGCATTTAATAATCTATATAAAATATGATAATCCTTGTCTCAATGTAAAAACTATCTTTTTACTGAAATATGTCTACATAATCACCATGTACATATCCACCATGATTAGGATAGTAAATGTGTGCCCACTCTCCTTCTTTTCTGTATAATCTTACTTTTTCTCCATGTTTCAAAATACCTAATATTTTGCTATTAGTAGATTTACTCTGTCTTACATTTAAACCGTCTTTGGCAGTAACAATACCTAGCTTTCCATCTAAAGAATACCAATTACCATTGTTAGCCATAGCTTTGCCTGTAATTCCTTTTACAATTGCATTAGCTAATCTTTCTGCACCTACTTTTTTGTATAACTCTACATCTATACTATCTATAAAAAATAACTCTATTAACATTGCTTTAGCTTTTGTATTTCTTATTACATATAAATTACTGCCATCCTTAATTCCTCTATTATTAAATCCCAAGGCTGCTATGTTATTTAAAGTTTTCTGCGCTTCTGTAAAAATGTCATTGTTATAGGTATATATTTCTGTTCCTTGTCCTCCTCCTGCATTTACATGTATGGATATAAATAAATCTGCATTGTTAGAATTAGCCGTATTTACTCTATAGGATAAACTTTCATTTACACTATTTGCACTATCTATTGCACATTCTATAACTGTGTGACCTAAAATTCTTAATTTGGAAGTAACTATTTTCCCTACTTCTCTTGTAATATCCTGCTCTTTAAGTCCATTACCTACTGCTCCAGTATCATAGCCTCTTAAAGTATGTCCATAATCTATACCTATTTTCATTTTCCTAATCCTCCCTCTTAATTTCTTTTTTATTTCCTTCCTTAAGCTGTAATAATGCTTCTCTTATTTTTTCCGGTATAGGCAATCCTAATGCTCCACAATTTTCTAGAATAGATAAACCCTCATTTGCTATATAAAAATAACAAATAAGGGTTCTAAATATCCATTTATCAATATTTAATAACCTATCTAAGCTTACTGCAACTATTAACACTACAAATATAACACCTTTTCTAGCAATACCTTTAAGCCCAACATTACTAGATAATTCTTTATTAAAATATGCCCTCATGCAACCAGTTGCATAATCTAAAGCTATTAGAGTAACTAATATCTGTAATGCTAAATCCCAAGTTCCAAAGAACCATGTAAATCCTGTTCCTATACTTGCTACTATTGTTTTTATTAAATTTTCCTTTTCCATATTACATCCCTCTTTTGTTATAAAAATAGGCAAGAAAAAAGACCCTATGGTCCGTTATCTTGCCTTTGAAATTTAATTTATTCTGTAATATAATCCATTTCTGTAATGCTCTTAAACTCTTCTACTGTTAAAACACCCCACTTTGCAGCTTCTTTTAAATCATCTAAGCTTAAATATTTTTCACTATAAAACAATTTATAAAAATTAAACATTCTCACTACCTCCTAATTGGGTTAATTTTATGTTTAAATTGTTTATTTGCTCTGCTAAACTAGCAATTAAAATATCCTTCTTTTTATTTTCTATTGTAAGATTATTTATTGTTTTAATTGCTAATTCTTCTTTTGTTGGTTCATCTTCTATATGTTCATGGGTTGCTTCTCCATATTCCCCATAACTCTTTTTAATGACATCTAGCCAATATTCGAAATCTTTGTCGTTACATTGATATTCTAATTCTCTTATTTCAAAAATAGGATTTCCTTCTTCATCATATCCTATAATTTCCTTGTTGTAATATTTTATTTTATACATTTAAATCCTCCTTTAAGGTATTGTTTTAACTGTTATTGCAGCTCCCCCACCATACCAATAAATATAACTACCACTACCATGTTCTATATTCATTGTTACAGTATTCCTAAAACCAGTTTCGAGCGAGGTTACATTTTTATTAACTAACGCTTTAACCACATTATATTGGAAACTATCCCCAAAAGTGTTATTTCCGCAACTGTTGAAGAAAGTGTTGTTTTGGCAATTGTCGCCAAAAGTATTTTTGTTTGTATAGTTACCAAATGTATTATAGCCACATGAATTTCCAAAAATATTATCAGCACTAAAATTTCCAAAGTTGTTATAATTGCAACTAATACCAAAAACATTTCGTTGGGTACTGCTTCCGAATGTATTACTACCACAACTACTTTTAAAAACGTTGTTCGAGCAACCATTACCAAATAAATTGAGTTGACAACTATCACTGAATTTATTCCTAAAGCATAAATTACCAAAACTATTCCTTAGACAAAAGTTAGTAAGTATGTTATCGTAGCATCTGATTCCAAAACTGTTGTGTTGATTGTTGTTTAAAAGGATGTTGCCTGTACAGTAACCTCCAAAACTGTTGTACGTACATGTGATACCCAATATATTGTTTTGACATTGCACTCCTAAATTGTTACATGATGAAGCACGTACAAAAATGTTTGAAATACAAAATGAACCCAGTGAATTTCTACTCCCATCTAAGGTATTATTATATGAAATATCGCCTATTAAATTGTCATTACAGCTCTTAATGAAAACATTGTTGTGCAACCTTATTATTCCACTGTCAGGAAGAAGGACATTTTTTATTGTATTGTTTATACACCTTTCGCCAAACGTAGGGACTTCAACCAGTTCTCCACGCATTAATTCAATGTCATCACCCCATTTAGTTCTTTCTTCTATGAGTAGTGGTGTGTCTAGGTCGGGGTATACTTCGAAAAATACATTAGGGTCGGTTGGGGAGGTTGGTACATTTGCGTTTTTAGCCATCCATAATTTGTTGTCTGCTTTGTAGATTACATTCATTTGTGCACTTCCACTTGTCCATGAGTTATAATTTAAAGTACCTAGTGTACCATTTAAGTACTTGTCTTTGTTAGGTTTATACCGCGCCCACAACATTGTACGCCAATCCTGCGGTGCATCATTTCCACTGATAGGGTCATAACGTCTTAATATGAACCCATTTCTATAGGTAGTATTATCTTCACATATATTATTATCAAAATCATAATATACAATATCCTGTGGATATTTCAAACTACTAACTATAGGCTTGAAAGTATTATCAGAGTTAGCTGCTAAAACCAACTCTTCTACATCCATTTCCTTTATTACATTTGTTGTTGGCTGTTGATATTTAGTTTTATAATCTATAAGTACATATTGTGTTCCTGGAATTAATTTATTATTTTCAATTAACTCTTTTAATTCAGCATAAGTTTTGCGTTGTTGTATTATTTGTGACTCGATATTATTAAGTGTTTTATCTAATGTATTTTTTTCATCTACGTACACAGCTTTTGCATGTGTCATGGGTAATATATTGCTTTTATCTACATCTTTTAATACCTTTATTCTTCCTTGCATATTTATCACCTCTTATTTTAAAAATAGGCAAAATAAAAAGGCTATATGCCTCAATATTTTACCTTTAAATTGCTCTAATTATGTCGCAAAAATTATCTATTGTACATTAACTTTTTCTAATAACTCTTGATACTGTTCTACTTCAAGCTGATTAAAAGTGAAAAATACATTTAGTTTATTTGTCATATCCTCTTTTTCAAATCTTTTCGCATTTATTAAGTTTTTTAATAAATTATATAACATATTACATTCCTCCTTGATTTAACAATTTTTTATATTCTTCATTTACAATATGCTCTTGTGCATCTAATAGCTGATTCTCTAATTCTTCTTTTTCTCTTCTAAGTTTTTCTTCTTCTGTTTCTTTTATTTCTATAAGTTTATTAAAAACAACGTTACCAGTTTCTATATCAATATGATATTTTAATGCTCTTTCAAACTCCTCTTTTTTATAACCATATGGATAGTCTTTATAAATTATTTTGTTGTATTTTGCATATTCTTTTGGATCACCTACCATCTCTCCAAATTCAAATACAACTTCTCCAGTTATCTCATCATAAAATATTCTTCTTCCAATTTCTCTCATTCTTACATCACCTTTTTCTTATAATTCAATGGCTAGCCAGCGATAAGCAAATTCGTTACGCAAAGAGTTAACTTTAAATTCAGTGTCACTTACAATAGATATGTCAGCCAATAAATTGGCACCCATGCTACTATATGAACGTGCATAGGATTCACTATCTGGTCTCCACGCTACAATTGTACATGAAGTATAATTAGAATTATAAGGGTCCTCACTATTCACAATTATAACACCTGGCTTCCATTTTAAATAAACTGAACGGCTTGAACCAGATTCGCTTCCTTTGAAATCCCCTTTAACCCACTTTTTTTGTGGATTAATATTCTTAACTTTATTTATTAAACTCTCTAAACTTTCACTTCCACTACTGCTCTGCTCTTTTGATGTTAAATTAGTAGCAAAAGTATTTTTTAAAGTTTGTATTTTACTTTTCATGCTATCAAAAGTATCACTGGTGGTTAATGGAGAGCCGATAACAGTAGATATATTCTTCTTACCATTATCGGCAAATTGAAAAAGTTCTTGTATAGCTGTTTGAACTTCTGTTGCATTCATTCCTGAAACTTTATTTAATTTAACCTTATTAGCTGATAAATCTATGTTTTCTATTTCCTTCGTCATTTCAGCCATTTGTGACGTAACTTCTTGTAAGTTCTCTTTATTGTCATTTATCTTTGTTTCAACTTTTTCAAATTCACTTTTTATCAAAGGATGCATTTCTCCCTCGATTATAACTGTTTCATCTAAAAGGTCTTCAGCATAGACCCCTTTTAAATCTCTAATTTTACTTTCTAGTACTTCTACATCCTTTTTAGTTGCCATTATAATAGCTGGATCTATCTTCAATGTTACATTTGCAGAGTTACTTACTTCTAATATCATTCTTATTATTAAATCTTTAGTTGATCCATCGCTTATAACTGGTTTATAGGTTTCTGGGTATTTTCCTATAGCAATTAAACTGCCTTCATCATCAAATATCCCTACCTCTCTTATAAAAAATCCTCCTACATTACCGGCAATTATTGTTTCTATAACTATCCAGTTTGGATTTTTACTATCTGTGGTTATAGAACTTATATTTCCTTTCCAAACTTCATTAACTATGGCTTCTTGATTTTCTGTAGGATTATAATACTTTCCATTTCCATCACCTAGTACTAAGGTTGTTAAATTTAATTTATTTCCAAGAGCATTTGCATTAGCTATTTTCGCTTTTCCTATAGATGTTAATATGCTATAAAATTGTTCTGCCATTATATTGCCTCCTCTCTAGATATACTGTTATTTTCTAAGATTTAATTTATATTACAAAAATTATCTATTATGATAATAATTTGTTTACCTCTTCTTTTAAATTAAATAAACTTGGCACTTCTCCCTTTATTATTGTTTCTGCATTAATCTTTCTTACATAAAATTTAACTAGGTAGCTATCAACTGTAAAAGACATTTCTTAATTGCTTCCTTGCAATGCTGAAATAATAGAGGTTAATTTTAATATAGTACCTTCTAATTCTGTTACCTTAATTTTTAATCTTCCATTTTTCTCATTACTAATTTGTAATTCTTCTAGTTGTTTAATTTTATCCTATAGAACAGTATCCACCGCTGGCTCATAATTTTCTTGACTCCATTGATTACCCAACCACTTTCTATATCTTACTGCCTAATTACACTCTGATAATTCTATATGCTCATCTGTATTATCGGGTATTCTCCCTACCTTTGATTGAATTTCTACACATACGTTATTGTCATTCAATTTCGCACAATAATAAAACTTTTCATTTACAAGTCCTCCATTTCCTTTTATAACTACCATCCTATAGCATATATCGTACCTTTTATTCGACATTGTCCTTTAAGTCTCCCATAAGAAGAACCTTGCATTCTCATATATAGTTTGCTGTTTCCAATCTTTGAAAAGTCCCTTTGATAATTATCTTTACGCCATTCTGAACTTTTACCATTAACATACTCATTCTTAATAGTTAATGCCGTATTTACATCTGACATCATAGTCATAAAAAAGTCTATTCCACCCCTACCTGTGGTGCCTCCTTGGCAAGAAGCAATTTCCGTAAACGGGGATGAATACCCTAGTTGAAAATTCATGCTCCCATAATCTGTTCCATCATATTGAGCATACATATATCCTTTAAGTAATAAAAACTTCACACTGGAATGTAAAGTAGTATCTATTGTGTAATATTTATATTTAACAGTCTTGTTTGATTCTTCATCAATAGTATCTGATATATCAACATCTATTTTCTGAATATATGCGTTATTGGACGCTAGAGTACCAATCACTCCACCAATATTAATACCTTCTTTAATATTTGAAGCAATTAAATTAGAAAACTGAGCCTTTACATAACCACCACTATAATACCCACTTGGTAAATTATATTGTCCACCTTGAGTTGTTAAAGTTTGTGCAAGACTTCCTCTATTAGGCATAGTACCAATTATTCCAGTATCATTATCGTTGCTAAATGTTTTCCCTGCTAGTACATTTGCAACATCAGCATTTCCTTCTGCACTAGCCTTGATAAAAAAACAATTTCCTTCTGAGCTATACCAAACTGTTACTGCTTTCCCTGACATTAAATTAGGTGATGTAGTAGTATTGGGTTTGTATAAAGGTTTTCCATTTATAGTCGTGGCACTTTCGTTGTTATTTGCTAATACTATAAATGTTTTAGAGTATCCGTCTGTTAATGATGGGGCGGTTACTGTTATTTCTGTAGCTGTTCCACCTGCCACTTTATATGCCATATCATCCATTTGCGACGTAACTTCTTGTAAGTTTTCTTCTATTGTTTTATCATTATTAGCTTTTATGTCTTCTGCCTTAAGTGTAACATCACCTAGTTTATTATTTACTTTAGTTACTGGTATTTTAATGTTTTTAATTTTATTATCTAGTATTTCAATATCTTTTTTAGTTGCAATTACGGTAGTTGGGTCTATCTTTAAAGTTACACTTGAAGCATTATCTACTTCTAATATCATTCTTATTATTAAATCTTTAGTTGCTCCATCACTTACAATTGGTTTATAGGTTTCTGGGTATTTCCTATGGCAATTAAACTGCCTTCATCATCAAACACGCCTACTTCTCTTATAAAAAATCCCCCTACATTACCAGCTATCATTGTCTCTATAACTATCCAATTTGAATTTTCACTATCTGTGGCTATAGCTCCTATATTTCCTCTCCAAACTTCATTAACTAGTACTTCTTGGCTTTCCGTAGGATTATAATACTTGCCACTTCCGTCCCCTAATGCTAAAGTTGTTAAATTTAGTTTAGTACCAAAAATGCTCGCATTAGCTATTTTAGCTTTTCCTATAGATGTTAATATACTATAAAATTGTTCTGCCATTATATTGCCTCCTTTCTTGGATGTATTGTTATTTCTTCCACATCTGAATTATTAGATAATGCAATATTAAGTTTTGCTTTAGTTTCTAAAGTTTTAGCACTATATGGATATAAAGTTATTTCTTCTCCTGCAGTAACACAACTTGCATAATAAATAGGTGATTTAATCTTTTGTACTAATGTTGAATTTAATACCATATTGCATGGAATTATATATCTAAAGTTATCTATTATTTCATTAAACGTATTCCAATCAAAAGTGTTTATTTCTACCTTTAAAATATATTCATTATTTAATAATTCTAATTTAAAATTATCTTCTCCAAATAAATTTTTCAGCTTATTGTTTAAAAATCTATAGCTAAATGGAACTTTGTCCAACTTTCTATTTTTAATCCTTAACTTTCTAAAATCTAAGCTTTCATTCAAGTCATCTACCCTTATTTTAAATAAGGTTTCATATTTCTTGATGCCATACTCTGTTGCAGTATCTATAAAATTTTCATTTAAAATTCTTTGTTGTCCTTTTTCTAATAATTCAAGCTCTTTATCTTCTGTTTCCATTATTTCTTTAAATTCTTCTATATTAGCAATCTCTGGTGGTAAAAAGTCTATTAATTTATTCATTTAATACCACCTCTTTCAATATAGGAACTTCCTCTAATCCTAGAGTTAAATTTTCTTCTTTTCCATTTACTTTAGTTGTGTGTATGTCTGCCACACCTTCTACATTTAAAATTCTTGCTTCAATTTGGCTTATTCTAACTATTGTATTTTCTTCCTCAGACCATTGTTTTCTAAGACTTAAGAGATAATCTTTAATAACTTCCTCTATATCCTCCTGAACTTGGCCTATGGTAACATCCCGTCTTAACATAAGTTTAGTATCTATAGTTATTTCTATATCTTCAGCTCCCTTAACCGTTACTACATGGCCAACTGGAGCTATACCTAAACCTTTCCCATTGTTAGGAACAGGGTCTAAAGTAGTTTGCACTAAATCAATTAATTCTTTAGTAGGAACGTTGTAGCTGCTATCTAAAAATACAATTTTTACAGTGCCTCCACCATTCCATATAGGGAATACTTTTACAGCTCCAATTCCCTCTATAGCTCTAGTGTTAATTTTGTAATCTGCTATGTTGCCGCCAAATGGTTTTTCATTCATATGCTCAATGTACCTATTAAAAAGACTTTCGTTGTCTTCTATTTCTTGTCCTGGGATAATAATTTCTCCTAAGTTAGCAGTAGATAAGCCCTCTATATAATCTATAGGTATTAATTGTCCTGCTATGAAATTGCCTTCTATGCCTATAGACTCACACCTCATTTTATACGTCCCTGTAGATATTTTCTCTATAGTTATAAAATTAAAATCATCTATAGAAAATCTGCTACCTATAGGAATATTTATTAAATTATTATCTTGGTCATAGAAATATCCTTTCTTAATTGCATAAGTTGCAGCTCCTCTTTTAAGCCCTTCTTCTGCTACCCTTAAATCTAAAAACTCATCTGGCATATTAGGACTGGCAAAAGTATATTCTAAGAATCTATCCATATCAGAATACATTCTTGCAACTTCCATTGCTGCTGGAACTAAAGCATTGTATATAATAGAACCTTCTCTTTTGTCTAAACCTCCTTGTACTCTTTCTAACATCCTATTTAAAATTGTTTCCTGTGTATATGCTTCAAACAACTATCTCACCACACTTTCAGTAAATTCTCCGTAAATAGAAAAAACTGTGAACTCAACTTGAACACAGTCTTTATCATATTTAAATATAAAATTATCAATATTATTAATCCTATCATCTTGTAATAGTGCTTCAGTTATTCGTCTTTTAAACTCACTTTCTGCTATATCCTTTTGCTCCCCTATAAGTTCATTAAGCTCACTTCCATAGTTCCAAGAATATATCAAGTATTCATATCTTTCTGTATTTAATATTAAATATATGGCTTGCTTTAACGCTTCAACTCCATCACAAAAACCTATAGTTCTTCCTTTTTCAAAATCTATTCTGTATGTTTTACTAGGTTCAATTATTTCTTCTAATTCTAGGTCATCGGATATAACTGCTCCTTGTGGTAATATACTCAATTGTTACACCACCTTATCTAATATAATGTATTGTTGTCCACCTTGCACTCTTAACAATAAGACTTTATCACCTTGTTTAAGCCCTTCTCTTATAACAACTTTATTTAAAGCATTAGAAGTTGAACCATCAGTATAATTATGATTATGGGATAAATCTATTTCATACTTAGTTAAACTCTCAGGGATAATAAAAAATTCCTTTGGTAGTATAAGTTTTTGATCTATCTTTATTTTAAAATCTTCTATATTTAGTACTTCACCAAAAATTATATTAACTGGATTACTTGCACCAACTGCATCTATCCCGGCTTTTTTTATAATATTTATCATTCCCAATTATCTACACCACCTTTAAATCAAAATCCATAACTAAATTACCTTTTTCAAACTTATGTGTGGCTTCTTCTATTAAATAGTATTGTTTAATTTCCTTTTCTTTTATATCCACATAGACACCAGCCCCTGCTCTTAACTTTAAATCGTCCTTAATATCAATGCTTAAAATATCTTTTAATTTTAATATTTTAGATTCTCTATTCTTAAGTTTTAATGTATTATTAACCATTTCTTGTATTTGTGCATTATTCATTTTTTCATCTACTTTTTTATAATATTGAAGTCTTCCCCATTTAGCTATATTCTTACTATCCTGTACAATAAACGCATCTTTTCTCTTATCTTCTTTATTTTCTCTAACTATTTTCACTCTATTATAGGTATCAGATTCTATACTATTTTTCCAATCATAATCACCTAAATTGCTATCATCAGAGATAACAGTTCTTTCCCTCATATTATTTATATTTTTTAAACAAAGAGCTCCAAAATCATCATAAAAAGTATAAGTTTGCTTTGTATTCACTAAAGTCTTTTCTAAAGAACTATATATTATATCTAGAAGCTTTTTATCACTCTCTAAAATAGATGGAATTACATACTTTGTATCTTCTATAGTTCCCACCTTTAATCCAATATCATTTGCTATTTGGCTTATTATTTGACTGGCTTTTTTATTAGTAGAAAAATAGCTATCATTGAATAGTAGATATCTTATCTGATCAAAGGCTGTTACTTTTACTTCAACATCTTTACCTCCACCATTCTCAAATACATAGCCATAGAAAACTTTATTATTATCTACCTTAAAACTTACTACATCACCGTTATTTATAGATATAGATTTATCCTTTATAAATTTAAATTCTAAACTAGAAGGATTACCTTTTCTTTTAGTTTTCCAAGTGACTTCTGTAATAAGTTCAGATATATCAAATACATTGCCATTTTTATTATCTAAAAGTAATTCAATTTGCACTTAACCACCACCTATGGAATTTTAAAGACTTGACCTGGATATATTAAATTAGGATTTTTGATATTATTTAATTTTGCTATTTTTGGATATCTAGCACCATCACCAAGATACCTTTTAGCAATATGCCACAATGTGTCTCCACTGACAACAGTATGTGTTTTTTGTTTTGGTTTTTCTACTGGCCTTGGTGGTTTAGCCTTTACAGCTGCAGTTTTATTTTTAGTATTTTGTTTAGTTACTATAACTACTTTTTTAGCTGCATAAGGCTTATATCTCTTAAATTCTATAGAGTAATATATATCTCCAACTTCTCCACCTTTTTCACTTAGTTTAAAACTTTCTATAATAAATAAGTCATTCAGCTCTAAAGGACTCCCACCAGTAAATATAAATCTTATTTTTTGTCTCTTATCCCTCCACGCTCTAATTTTGCTAATATAAAAACTCGGAGAAAATAATTCCTCCGAGCTTACATAGGGTCCTCTATTTAATGGAAAATAACTCTCAAAACTTATCTCACTTAACTTAGGTTTATTTATTGTATTAATTTCTCCTAAGTTAATAACATTAAAAGTTTCATTGTTCCCATCTTCATTTATCTCTATTTTTTCTGGGAGTACTGGAAGAATAAATCCTTCTTCACCGTCATTTATTCCTAGATACATTTTGTACATTAAGCATATACCCCCTCTGCACTATTAACTAGCTCATTTTCCATGTAAGTTTCTATTCTAGAGATTATTGTATTAATATCTGCCTCTTCTTTAATATCTCCAGTTGTAACCTGCACTGTAGGAGTTAGTGTAACAAAATTTTGTACGCTCTCCTGTTCCGCTAAATCTCTCATCATTTCTAAATGCTCATTACTTACATCCATTTTATCGTCAATATTTTTAAGATGATCATTAGCTCCTGTAATACCTTTACCTAAATCTCCTAAATTTCCTGGGCTTCCTAATCCTCCTCCACCTTCGGAGTTACCAACTTTATTGTTGTTCAAGTTGTCCATAATATTTGTTGGTGGTTCTGGTGGACCATAAGGAACTTTTCCTATACTGTCAAACAAATTTCCTATATCAAATTTATCCTCAATATTTCTTCCAAACTTATCACCTAAATCAAATGCTTCCCCGTATTCAAATCTGTCCAACTTAAGAGCATTAGCATCTTTTCTATCAAACTTAATTTCGGCCTCACCTACTAAATCCTTAACTAGTCCTTTAAGTCCACCTCTCCAACCATTGACTGCCTCAGCAAGATTAGATCCAAAAACAGCATCTATAGCTGATGCTATACCTTCTAAAATTCCTAAAATTGAATCTGCCATTCCTCCAAATAGCCTTACAATTGAACCTATTGGGTCGTTAAATATATTGGCAAAAAATTCAGCAAAAGTTAATATATTATTCCAAAGTACAACTCCCATTTGAATTACAAAATTTATAACACCTACAAATAAGTTACCTATAAAAGCAAGTACTGTCATAAAAGCTCCTGCAATCATACCTGTTGCACTTAATGATGTACCAGCAAAATGATTAATTGCTCCTACTACCGCGTAAAATACTGCAATTAACATAATTATTGCTATGATAATCCATGTAATAGGACATGCTGCTAAAGCTGCATTTAATCCATCCTGTGCAATTATCAAAGCAACAATTGCAAATGTTTCTATACCAGATGCAATTGCATGTATCCCTTTGGCTATTGTAGTTTTTATTGTTGCAAGCCAAGCAATTCCCATTGCTATATTATAAGCAATTAATGCTGCCACTATTCCCCATACTAAAGGTCCAATAAACTCCCAATTATTTGAAACTACTTCACCTATCCAGCCAAAAACATCTGCTACTCCTTTAGCTATGGTAGATATGATAAGCAATCCGTTAGATATGACATCGAAGAAAGGTTGAAATCGTCCTTGTTGAAACGCTTCATTAAGAGTACTTAAAATAGGTTTTAAAATCTCTAAAGCACCATAACCAGCTTCTGCAAAAGAGGTTTGTATATTTGATTTTAAATTGTCTAATTGTGCTATTGCTGAATTATTAACTTCTTCTAATGCTTGCTCTGTAGCTCCCTTTGCATTTAATATTTCATCAAATTTATTTATGAAATCATCTATACCTGAACTACTCTCAAGAAATTCTTGATCTGCACCCTCAAGCCCAAAATTATCCATTAAAGCTCCATAGTCACCAGCTAGCGCTTCTTTAATTGCAGATGCGGAACCTTCCAACCCTTGAGTTGGATCAACAAGAGATAACTTTTCAGCACTCTTATTTAAATTCATAAGTTTATCTGTGTCTTTAGTTACTTTCATAAATTCCATGCTTATTCCTGTGAATTCTTCTAAACTATAAGCACTTTGATTGGCATGATCAGTTAGTCCTTTAAAAAATTGTTTTCCTGCACCCTTGTTACCTAGAGCACTAGAAACAGTATTAATTTGTTGTTCTAATCTTGCAGCACCACCTATTGTCAAATCAAAAGCTTTTTCAATAGTAAGATACTCTTCTTTAAAGGATTCAAATTTATCCCGTAATTTTTCTGTTAATTTTTCTATAAAATTTGAACTTTTATCAATAGAATCATTTAAATTCTCCTGTTCATTTGCCGCTTCATTTTGAGAAATTGCTAATTGGTGCAATGCCGCCGAAGCCCTATTAGTGCTGTGTCTAGCCGCATTTAAGGTATTAGTAATTCCTATATCTCTGCTAGATGAGCTTGATAAACTATCCATAGCTGAGATAGTTAAATTTAAAGCTTGGGTAATTTGTTGAAGTGGTTTTGTCATTTCATCAAACATTTTTAAGCTAGTTGATACTGTTGCCATAATATCACCTCCTTTTAGAGATAATAAAAGCACTCCTGCTAAAGAGTGCTTTTAACTTAAAAAATTTGTTTTTATAGAACTATAATATTATTTAACTCTATTTTTTCTTAGCTTTACTTAAAGACCTTTTTTCACTTTCTACATAAAGATCTATACTCGCATATATAAAAGCTTTTTCATTCCTAGGTATATTTTTAAATGTGCTAGGGAGAATTTTAAGTTTATGGAGGGCATAATGTGCATAATTAGCCTCAGCATCCCCCCCATTTATTAGTTTTTTGCTTCTTCAACTAGTTCCTGCATGCTTCTGTCATATCCATTTACTTCACTTACTACACTTGACCATTCTGAGTATTCTCCATCACTCATCTTACTCTTCATAGCTTTAAGCAATTCTTCATCACCCATAACTTGCCATGCTGTTTGAAGCTCTGCATTTTTTAAGTCTGGATAAGTTGTAGTTTCTATTATAAGTTTAGCTAAATATTTATCATTATCTGTTTCTATTACTTTTTGACCTTTTACAAAACTAACTTTTCTGCATTTTTTTCTTATTTCATCACCTATAGTTGATGCTATAGGTTTGAACCTCATTTTTCTTTTTTTTCCGCCCATAGTTATTTCTTTTTCTATTTCTTCCACTTCTTCAAAGGAATCCATTAAAAAGTCTTCAAATTTATTCATTATATTTCCTCCTAATTATCCTAATGTTGGTTTATTAAATTTATTTAATATATCTACATCTTCAAAAGTGAATGCCATATCTTCTTCTAAAACTTCACTTTCTACATCAAAAGCAGCCATGCTTACCTCATCAAGATTACAGTTTTTTAATACTACTGTTTGTCCTCCTAAGCTACTTGTTGGATCCTCATTGGTTACAGTAATATCAAAGTAAACATCTCTACCTTCTTTTATATAGCTAAGCATTAACTCTCTGAAAAGAGAAGTTGCATAATACACAGTAAGTGTACCTGTACCTTTCCAACCTGTCGCCCTATTTTGAGTAGCCCTATTCCCTAAGGTTTTCCCTTCTGTTTTTTGTTTTTCAACTTTTGATTCTAACTTCTTTGCATAAAATAATTCTTCATTTCTACCATTTACAGTTATATATGCTCGTGCCTCAGCACCACTAATAGTATCACTAAGCTTTAAAGATCCCATCTAACATACCTCCACATTCATGTATAATTTTTCCATACTATCTATTGGTTGTACTTCAACCTTTACTAACACAGAGTCTTTGTCTTTTCCTTTTTCAATTTCAATATCTTCTGGAACAACATTTTCAAGGGCATCTATCTCTTGAAGCTGCTCTAAAAATTTAATTACATCCTTTTTAAAAAGAATTCTACCATCTACACTATTAGCAATTTTGCCAATGTAATTAGTTTCCCATAATAATTTAATTCCATTATTTATTTCATATAAAGTTCTTATCAATCTATTTTTTCTATAGTCTTTATCTTTATCTTCTGTAAATGTTTTAAGAGTATTAATATCTTGTTCTATGACTACTTTTCTATTATTAATAGTAAACACTATTTCCCCATTATTTAAAGCATCTACTATTTCCTTATTTGTATATTTAATATCTACATCAATAGCACCCTCATATTGAAGATATGTGTTAGATTGATTTACATTTGCTCCTGCTGTAGCTCCAGTAACAAATGCAACTGCCTTATCAGATGTTATTTTGGTTCCGTCCCCTAAGATAACTCCATTTTTAACACTAATAACATTTTCGCTATCAGCTTCAGCATAATTTTCTAGAACTAACTGTACTTGTCTGCCATCTTCTTTTAGTCTCTTTATAAAATCAGTAGCTACAGCTTTTATATCTGATTCCTTGGTTGGTATTCCTATAGTATGGAACTCATGTGCTTCAATGACTGATAAATAATCAGTATAATTTTCATTAGTAACAGTTCCATCTTCACCACCTTTTAATGGTAGTCCTGATGTAGTTTTTAACTCTCCAGTTCCTTTGAACTCAACATAGTCATTTGATTTCAAATCATCTATAGTTTTAACTAATTGTTTATCAACTTTATTACCTTCAAAAGTAGTTATAACCTCAAATTTACTTGTGTCATCTATATCATTTTGAATTATTACAGTAATATTATTTCCCTTTGTACCACTATACTTAGCATTTATAGTTAGTCCTTCTAATGTTGCAGTAGCTTTACTACCCTCATTAAGTCTATATAGTAAAAGTGTCTTAGCTTTCTTAAATACTTCCCTAATTAATAAAGCACTATTATCTGATATATTGATTCCCAATACTTTTGACAAATCATCATCAGCATGTATAGTAATGATTTCTTTTTCAGATCCCCAAGGCAGGGTTAAAGGTAATGTTGCAATTCCTCTTTCTCCTATTGATGTTATTTCATTCTTTTTAGATTTAAAGTTTATATATGCTCCTGGTCTTACTTTATTTTGTGATGTCCATGTTCCTCCAGCCATCTATTTCACCTCTCTCTTTTTAAATTCATCTATAATATTTTTAGCTTCCTCTAATGAGTACTCCTTATCATCAAGTAAAGCCTTTAAAATATCTCTTTCTATTTGTGTAAATTTATTAGAATTAACAATTTGCTCTTTATTAAATTTAATTTGTTTAATTTCTTTTTTAGTCATTTTTCAATTCTACCTCCCTATTTAACACTTTCATTTTAGTCACTTCTTCTACTTCCCTCACTACTTTATAATTAAATTGTAAAAAGAAGTGCAACACTCCATCTATAATTTCATGTTCCATATTACTAGCTCTATATAAATCTTTATCTACAGGCACATATTCAAGAACTTCATAGAGTTTATTAGCAACCTCTAAGCAATCTAAATTAATCTCCTCTTTATCAGTAAAATAACTCACGTCAAAGTATATACTTTTTTTATACCTAATATTAAGTTCTTTACTTTGTCCTGATTTTAAAACTTTAATAAAAAAACAAGGTCCTTCAAAACCCTGCTTTACTTCTTCATCATATATATTTATGTTAGGAAACACTTTACTCAGCTTTTGGTTAACTCCTACCCTTAAATCATTTATAGTTGATATACTATCGCCTCCCTTAAGATCTACCATAAAGTATTTGTTTTAATAATTGAACTTGTTTTTGCTCTAGAAACTTAGGCAGCTCTTTTTCTATTTCTTCCATAGAAATAGTTGCCATAAACTTTCCTTCTACCCATGCCTTACCATCTTCAGTTACATACCCATACTCCACATGAGAAGCATATTCTAAATCATTAAATATCTCTACTATATAACTATTGCCATGTTTAGCTACATTTCCTATTTTCCAGTTTGCCTTTAACTCTCCTTTAGTCTTATTAGGATAAGCATCTACTGGAGTTCTATCCTTAATCTTTTCTTTAGCTCTAAGTGCCATTTCAAGTAAAAATTCCTTTATCCATCTTTCAATTACTCTCTCATCAAGAGCTTTTTGAAATCTCTTAGACAGCTTCTTAAAATGACTACAATCCAAGTTTGCAAGTCTAGCCATTATGATTTCTCCTCTTTACTTAATATCAATTCTTGATGGGTATAATACATTAATTTATTTACATATTTAGTAGCTATATTTAATTAATTATTCATTACTCCTATTTAGGTAAGGCTTAATTTCTCTTTAGTTATATGGTCTTTATTATTTGCTTTATATTTTCAAGACAAATTCCAATAAAAAATCCTTAGAATCACATTCTAAGGGTATACCTGAAAGCTTTTTAGTTTTATTTGATTTACTTCAGTAATATGTGAGCTCTTTAATACTTTTTAGCCATGTCATTTTTATCACCTCCAATATGATATTTATATTAATTATTTCAAGTAACACTTATATTTTTATAAGTAGATACCTAATATAATTTTCCACACTATCATATTATCATGCTGCTAATATCTTTAAAATATCAAGAAAATATCATTATTGTATCATGTTGAATTCTATGCTATTCTCCATCTACAATATATAAACTTTTCAGTCATGTCATTTTCATCACCTCCAATGCGACATTTATATGGATTATTCCAAATAGCACTTATATTTTTATAAGTGTTAAAAAGGCACCTACATAAGTAGATGCCTTTAAATACATTTTTCCATACTATCATATTATCATGTTACTGATATCTTTAAAATATCAAGAAAATATCACTATTGTATCATATCAAATTTGATATGATTCTCCATCTACAATATATAAGCTCTTTAGTCATATCATCTCTATGAGGTTTCCTAATGAAAATTTAACTTATGCATGATTTTAATTTCCATAATAAAAATTCTTTTCTATGAATGAAAAATTAAGAATGAAAGATGAAGAATTATGGTTAAAACTTCACGGTTAAGAACTTTGAAGTTTTTTGAGAATAAATTTTATTTTAAGAAATTCACTAAAGGTGAATTTCATCCTAAATTTTTCATTCTTAATTATTAATCCTTAATTTTTAAGGGATTAAACTGCTTTTATAGAAAATTTATTTTCCAAAGTATATATTAAGTTTTTACATTGTATCCCTATACCACCTCTAATATGATATCTACATGGATTATTTCAAATAACACTTATATTTTTATAAGTGCTAAGAAAGCACCTACATAAGTAGGTGCTCTTAAACATATTTTTCTATACTATCATATTATCATGTTACTAATATCTTTAAAATATCAAGAAAATATCACTATTGTATCATATTGAATTTTGTACTATTTTCTATCTACAATATATAAGCTTTTTAGTGATGTTATTTTTGCCACCTCTAATAGAATATTTATAAGTATTATTTCAAATAACATTTATATTTTCATACCTACTAAAAAAGCACCTACATAAGTAGATGCTCTTAAGGCATGTGAAAGAAAATAATAGATCAAAGATGTTAGTATATTTTAGGCATATGAAATAAAATAGCTAGTCAAAGATGCGAAATATATTTTGTATCAAACAAGGAGACAGGTTTTCATAATAGTTTAACTATTATTGAATTCTGACGACACAGTATGATACAAAATAGATGAGTATACTGACTAGTTATTTTTTGAATATGCCTCATATCAGACAAGGAGTTAGAACCTGCTCATAGTGGCGCTATGTGCAGATTCTAACGACACAGTATGATGGAAAATAGGCTAATATACTGGCCTATTATTTTTTTGAAGATGCCTTAACATAATTTTCTATACTATCATATTATCATGTTCTTGATATCTTTAAAATATCAAGAAAATATCACTATTGTATCATATCAAATTTCATACCCTCTATACCAAATAGAAAGATACTTAATTCATTAGTCATTTCTTTTACCCACCTTTTAGCTGTTATTACACTACAATTCAATTCTTCTGCTACGTCTTCATAACTCTTTTCATCTTTATAATATTTTTCTAAAGCTAAATACTTTTCTAAGGAGCATAATTTTTCTTGCTTATTCTTAAGCATTTCTAGAGCCATATCAATATGAGATAGCATTATTAAAGTTTTTGTTTTACTTCTTTTTATACTAAGTATATATAGTTCATCTACGTCATCTAATATATCAAGATAATCACTCTCATCTCTTATTTGATTAATATCATCTATGGCATTCTTAATATGATTTTTTAAATCATTATAGTGTTTTAATAATAATCTAGTATTATGAAATCTTTTATCTTTTCTTTCAACCATTTTTTCTTTATCATATTCTCTTATAGCTTCTTTTACAGCTTTATTTATTATTTCGTCTATATTAACTTCACTATTCAATAATATCACCTTCCTAATTTTTTAATGCTCTACTTATTCATTTATAATTAATTTTGTAGTATTAATGGTTTAAATAATTTATAGGTTGTACATTTTTATGTGCAATGATAATGATAGGCTTATTTTTAGAATTTGTATTTAAGAAATAACAGCCTCTTCAATGCGCCTTAATATTTCTGGAATTATTGCAGTTATGCTATATTTCACATTATTTCTTTTTATTGTGTATGACTTAAATGAACTTATATATAATAGACATACTTTACAAGTTGTAATTTTTGTTTCTATTCTTTTTGATTTTATATTAATCCTTAAGCCCCTTCTTTTTTGATCTTTTTTTAAGTATGCTACCTTACTAGCTCCATATTATTTTATATAACTTTGAAATTTAATTAATGCTATTGTTTTCATTAGTGATTTCCTCCAATAATCCGTATATTATTTTTATAGAATCATCTATATAATTATCTCCAGGATTGGGAGCTTCTATCGATCTTAAATTACTTAATACCTCTTCAAAAGCTTTTCTATATCTCTCTATCATATTTCCACCTTCCCTTTCTTTATTTTGGCGTATTGATATCTTTTTTATATATTAATTTAATATATTCTAATAATGGATTATGCCATCAGATTATTTTCCTATATTAGGTATTTTTCTATTAATTGAGTATAAGTCTAAACCTATAAACTAATAAATTTAGAACTTTCTTCTAAAAAATATTGCTTAAAATTTCTTTTAGCCGTTTATTTTCTCTTTTAAGCACTTCATTTTCTCTCTCTAAACATTTTTCTAAATCTCCCCCTTAAAGTTTTACAATATACTTAGGATGAAACATTATAACTTGTACACTTTTACATGGACTTATAATACACTCTTTGAAATATCTGCTTATAAAATTTTCATCTAGCTCCATCTTTCATATATAGTTTTAACTAAAATAAGTTTTTCTATCTTTACATCTCATTCCTATCACTATTAGTTGTAATATAGAGTAAAAAAATATCTTCCATGCTAAAATTAAATTCATTTGACATTTTAAAAGCTCATGAATAACTTAATTTTTTATATCCTCCTTATAATTGATACATCATACTTTTACTTATACTTAAATTTCCAACTGCATCTTTAGCTATATTAAATCCAGCTTCTTTTCTTAATATTGTAATATGATTCACAATATGTTTATTACTCTTTTTCCGTTTTCTAAATTCTATATCCATATTTTACAACCAATAGTGATATAGGACAAGGTTTATTATAACTATTAGTGATAATTAAGATGCTATTTTCTTTAATTTACTATTGATAGCTTTAAATATCACCATTAGTTGTATTGATATTTTTATCACTGTCGGTTACAATACTACTAATAATAATAATAATTCGTTGAGGTGATTAATGTGATTGGAGAAAAAATTAAAGAATTAAGAAAAGAAAATGGAATTACACAAGAAGAATTAGCTAAAAATATAGATGTTAGCACTTCAATGGTAGGAATGTATGAAACAAATGCCCGTAAACCAAGTTATGAAGTACTAATTAAAATAGCTAAATATTTTGGAGTTTCTACTGATTATTTATTAAATACAGAAGAAAAATTAAATGTAGCTATGAATTCTTTAAATAAGATCAACCACATGGCCAAAGAGGCTCTTGCTCCTAAACATAAAGGTATAAATAAAAATGATGCTGATAAAGAATTATGCGATATTGATCAATTTAGTACTGCGGAAGAAGCTATGCAATTCATATTGAAACAACCATCTGTTATGGGTTTTGGTGGATTTGACATAAATACAATGAGTGAAGATGAAATATTAGATTTTGCAAATGAATTGTTAAATCAACTAAAGATATTAAGCTATAAATATAAGAAATAATTGAATTATTTGAGTAGAATATCAAAAAGGATATTCAAAATTGTTTTAACAGGTTAATTAAAGAAGAATTAAAAACCTCTATCATAAGTAACTATATAACAAAAATTAGTATAGTTTTCAATATATTATGAACGAATTTGAAATAAGCTTTTAGTCAAAGTAGTAAAGCAATTGAAACAAGTACATAAAAAAGTGAGAAATATAACTATGGATTTTTAGCTTTAAAAAATAAAGATTCATATAAAACAGTACCTTGTCAAAGATTCTATAATGTGGAACAACTATATGTATATTTAAAAGATTCAAATATACCAATTTTACCTCTTGTTTAAGAATGACTTTTAAAAAACGAATGCATCTAAATTATATATTATAGCTGCATTCCTTTTTACTATAAGTTGGTCTACTTAACATTTCTTTAAATTCCATAGTACACATATGACTGGAACTAAAAAAAGCTGGTTCTAACGACAATGATAAACATAGAAAGATTTATTACATTAAATTAGTAAAATCTAAAGTATTATTTTTTAGACTTTTTATTACATTACTAATTTTATTTCTAGCCTCATCACCTGTTAAGTTATTTCTTTGTATATATCTAATCACATTTGTTTTTTCGATATCACTCAAATTCTCAAAGTAAGTTCTTGCTTCTGGTTCTTTAAAAAGTGCCGCCCCAAAACCTTCTGGAATGTCAGGGACATTTGGGTTAGGGTTGTGCCCTAATCCTATAAAGTTCTTATCACTCATTGTTATTATTCCTTTCGTAATATTATTTGGAGTACCTTGCCCATTGCCCAT